GAAGCTTGGCTTTAGAGCAACAACCGATGACCGCTTTAAGTTATTAGAGATGCACGTTGAGCTGGACATTCCAGGCTTTGAGCATAAAGATGATGACGGTGAACCAACAGGAATTGCACTCCCTTACGTTGTTACGATTGAAAAAGGTACGAATAATGTTTTAGCTATTCGTCGTAATTGGAGGCCTGATGATGACACTCACCAGAAACGCCAGCATTTCGTTCATTACGGATATATTCCAGGGTTTGGCTTCTACTGTTTTGGCCTTATCCATCTCATTGGTGCTTACGCAAAATCTGGCACTTCTCTCATTCGACAGCTCGTTGATGCGGGTACTCTTTCCAATCTGCCCGGTGGATTCAAAACCCGTGGATTGCGTGTTAAAGGTGACGATACCCCGATTGCCCCAGGTGAGTTTAGGGATGTAGACGTACCAAGCGGTACGATGCGTGACAACATTCTGCCCCTGCCATACAAAGAGCCAAGCGTTGTATTAGCTGGTTTGATGGACAAGATTATTGAAGAAGGTCGTCGGTTTGCCGGTTCTACCGATATGAAGATCTCTGACATGAGCGCAAATGCTCCAGTCGGGACGACTTTGGCAATTTTAGAGCGGACTCTAAAGATGATGAGTGCAGTGCAAGCTCGCATTCACTATTCGATGAAGCAAGAGTTCAGACTTCTAAAAGATATTATTAGAGATTACACACCGCCTGAGTATCCATACCAGCCAGAAGAAGGCAGCCGTATGGCAAAGCAATCAGACTATGACATGGTCTATGTGTTGCCGGTGTCCGATCCCAATGCTGCGACTATGGCGCAGAAGGTTGTCCAATATCAAGCTGCTTTACAACTTGCTCAAACTGCACCGCAGCTGTATGACTTGCCACAACTACATCGTCAGATGCTCGAAGTATTGGGAATCAAAAACTATCAGAAATTGGTACCGATGGCTGAAGATCTGAAGCCAACCGACCCAGTAGCTGAAAACCAGAACATCTTGAAGAATAAACCTGTCAAGGCGTTCATTGAGCAGAATCATAAGGCACACATTGCTGTGCATATGGCTGCTATGCAAGACCCGAAGATTCAGTCTATTTTGACGATGGTTCCACAATTGGCACAACAACTACAAGCGGCAATGATGGCTCACATTAATGAGCACGTTGGCTTTGAGTATCGTCTACAGGTTGAGAAAGCAATGGGTATGCAGCTTCCTCCAATGCCAGAAGAGGGAGAAGAGCCAAGACAGTTACCCCCCGAAATTGCAGATCAGATTGCGCAGATGGCAGCCGCCGCTTCACAGCAGTTGTTGGCACAGAACCAGCAAGAAGCAAAAGCACAGCAAGCTGCACAGCAGATGCAAGATCCGATTATTCAGTTACAGCAGCAAGAATTGCAGATTAAGCAGGGTGAGTTGCAGAGAAAAGCAGCAAAAGACCAGCTTGATGCGATGTTAAAGCAACAGCAGCTTGAGGTTGAGCGTGAGCGTATAGCTTCGCAAGCCCGTACTGCTGGGGCACAGATGGCAGTAAAAGTAACGGCAGATGCCGACAGACTAGCAAAAGAGCAGCAAAAAGAAGGAGCAAAAGCAGGTATAGAAATGCTTAAACTCAGGACTAACCTAGCACAACAGAAGGAAATTGCCGAGAGGCAAACACAGAAAACTGCAAAGGAGCAGACAAAGAAAGGTAAGTAATGGAAGCTGATAAGGCTTTAAATATCGTGGTGAAAACCATCGATAACAAGGTTGTACAACTCCAAGAAGCACTAGCCGATGGGCGAGTAGAAAACTTTGAAGAGTACAAAAAAGTGTGTGGCGAGATACGGGGTCTTCTTACTGCACGTAACTACATAACGGACCTTAATAAATCAATGGAGAGCTCGGATGAGTGACCAACAGAACGTAGTAGAGTTGCACAAAGCAGTAGATTTAAGCGCAGTATTAAATAAAGAAGCAGAAGAAAAAGCCAAACAACTCCCAGAACCAAAGGGCTACCGCATTTTGTGCGCAATCCCAGAGGTTGAAGATACGTTTGATAGCGGTATTGCCAAGTCTGACTTAACAATTAAGAACGACGAAGTCTTAACTACGGTGTTATTTGTGGTCAAGATGGGTCCTGATTGTTATGGGGACAAGGAAAGGTTTCCGACTGGTGCTTGGTGCCAGGAAGGGGACTTTATCTTGGTGCGACCGAACGCTGGAACGAGGCTTGTGATTCACGGGCGTGAGTTCCGGATTATCAATGACGACTCCGTAGAGGCCGTAGTACAAGACCCACGGGGTATTTCTCGTAAATTTGTCTAGGAGATAAAAAATGGCTGGAATGGAGAAAGACGACTTTAAGTTTCCTGATGAACAAGAGGAAACTAAGGGTAAACCCGAAGATACAGAGGCAGAACTTGACATATCCTTTGAGGGAGATGACGTCCAGATTGAAGTAAAGGACGATACTCCAGCAGAAGATCAGGATGTAGAACCCTTACCGGACGATATTAAAGAGGAACTTGAGGCTGCAGATAAGTCTAAAGAGTACTCTAAGAACGTAAAAGACAAGTTTGTTCAGTATAAAAAGGCTTGGCACGATGAGCGTCGGGCGAAAGAAGCGGCATATCGGGAGCAACAGGAAGCTTTAAACCTGGCGCAAAAGATCCTCGACGAGAATAAAAAGCTCAAAGAGATGCTGCAATATGGTGAGAAAGAGCTAATTTCTACCTATCAAAGCTCTGCGGAGATGGAGATAGAGAAGGCTAAACGGAACTACAAAGAGGCTTATGACTCGGGTGATTCCGATAGACTTTTGGAAGCTCAAGAAGAGTTGATGAAAGCTCAACTTAAACTTGACAAGGCAAAAAATTTCAAACCCACTGTACAAATTCCTGAAAATGATGTACAAATACCCCAAAAGCAGTCTCAGCAGCCTGCACAACTAGATCCTAAAGTTGCTGAATGGGTTTCAAAAAACCAATGGTTTGTTGATCCTAATAAGCGTGCGATGCGCAAGTACGCTGAAGGAGTCCACGAAGAATTGGAAGAAACCTATGGACGTGGTTTTGTTGGTACGGATGAGTATTACAAACGTATCGACGTAGAAGTAAAACGGCGATTCCCAGAGGAATTTGCCGACACCCAAAACGATGAGGAAGAAAAGCCTCAGCGTACAGCTAAGTTAAGTACGGTCGTAGCTCCTGCGAAGCGGAGTACATCTTCTAAAAAGATTGTGCTAACTAAATCGCAAGTCGCTCTGGCCAAGAAATTTGGACTGAGCCCTGAGCAGTATGCCCGTGAACTTACAAAATTGGAGGCCTAAAAATGGCAACAAACAGATTAGAGCGTGAATTACAAAACCGTACCATGCAGGAGCGGCCCAAGCAGTGGCAGCAACCTGAGCTTCTCCCTGAACCGGATAAGCAACCTGGCTACGCGTACAGATGGATTCGTGTTTCAACTTTAAATCAAGCCGATCCTCGCAACCTCTCAGCGAAGTTAAGAGAAGGATGGGAACCTGTAAGAGTTGAAGAACAACCAAAATTCCAACTGCTAGTTGATCCCAATAGTCGTTATAAAGACAACATTGAGATCGGCGGGTTGTTACTTTGCAAAACTCCTCTTGAGTTTGTAGAGCAGCGTAATAAACATTACTCTGATCAAGCAGACGCACAGATGAATGCTGTAGAGAACACTCTTATGCGCCAAAGTGATCCTCGTATGCCTCTCTATAATGAGACTAAGACGACAAGCTCCTTTGGAAAAGGTGGTTAAATTTTTAATTAGGAGTATTTAAATGGCTTACCCAACCGTTGACGCTCCCTACGGCTTACAAGCAATTAACCGTGTAGATGGCTTGCCATATGCAGGTGCAATTCGTCAGATTCCTATTGCATCCACATATAACACCGCAATCTACAATGGTGACATTGTTAATATTGTCGCAGGCGGCACAATTGCAAAATCGCTAGTTACTAGCAACGTATCTGCTAATACTGCAACCACCACTGCTGGTGTGTTTGTTGGTGTTCAGTACGTAAATTCGCAAGGTCAGACTGTTCAAGGTCAGTATTACCCAGGTAATGCTGCTGCGACTTCTGCTATTGCTTATGTAGTTGATGATCCTATGGCTGCTTTTAAAGTAGCTGTAACTTTGTCTAATGGTGCTATGAGCACTGTTAACCAAAGCATCGTTGGTACCAACATGGCTGTTGTTCAAGGTACTGGTTCTAACACCACTGGTGATTCCGCTGTTTCTGTTTTTGCGACTAGCTCGCAAGGCAATTCAAACGTACTCCCATTCCGTGTTATCGCTGTAGTTCCTGACACTGCCGCAAATGCGACTGCTTTCCGTGAGGTAGTAGTTAAGTTCAACAACCACCAGTACAACAATACTACTGGCTTGGATTACACAGCTTAAGGAGCTTAAAAAATGGCTATTTCTCGTGCCCAACTACTAAAAGAGTTGCTACCGGGCCTTAACGCTTTGTTTGGCTTAGAGTACGCTCGCTATGGTGAAGAACACAAAGAGATCTATGAAACAGAGACCTCTGAGCGTTCCTTCGAAGAAGAGACCAAGTTATCAGGCTTCAGTGCCGCTCCCGTCAAGAACGAGGGTGCACCGATTGCTTATGACAACGGTCAAGAGGCTTG